CGATCTATTCATTTTGAAAAACAACATCATCAAATTTCAATTGCGTTGTATCTTCTAATCGCCAAATTAAATTATTTGGATTACCAAACTTTGCAATATTAGCCGCAGCCGTTTGTTTAGCAGATTCAGGAAAAATGTCATACAAATAAAAGTTATTGTTACCAATAAACTGTGAGATAGCAATGGCACTTTTACCAAATGCAACACCAATCTCACACACATCACCTTTTGGTTTCTGTAATTCTTTTAATATGCCATAAGTAATGATGATATCTTTAGGGTAAAACCAACCCTCTACTTCTTTATCAATTACTTCTTTATAGTTTCTTAAATAATGTTCAAAGTTCATTTTACAATCCTACTAAAGTTTTTTACCTTCTCAAAACGAACCACACTACGGAACTTATCTTGTAGTATATCACCTTTATGAGAGATAACAAATACATTTGTGCCTTCTAGCATCTGCAATATGGTCATTAAATATTCTGTGCCATTGGCATCAAGGCTAGAATCAAACACTTCATCAAGTATTAATAGATTAGTATTGGCAGAATTCTTTAGCTTAGCAACAGCACGCCAACTAAACAATAATGCCAAATCAATCTTTTGTTTTTCACCCTCTGAAAAAGAATCATAGGTGAAGTCATCACGGTGCCTTGATTTGATTGTTTCTTTGAACGATTCATCAAGGTTAAAGTTCACAAAGAAATCAAATGATGCCAAGTATTTGTTTACCAATTTATTGATGATTGGCAAATACTGTTTGATAATCTTGGTCTTGATACCTGTATCTTTTAATAGGCCAGATGCCACTTCGTAATATGTTTTCTCATCTATAAGGTCACATAAATGTTGCTTTAAGTCTTTTAATGTAACATTTATGATGCTTAATTCTTGTTCTTCTTTGTCGGTAGTTGATTTGTTTAACTTCAAATCTTCAATTTGTTTTTCTAACCGTTTAATATATTTGTTTGTTTCGGTAATAGTGGTACTTTTGGTTGCAATTTCAATTTGCAATTCTTGAATTTTCTTTTGTGTTTCAGAGATTGAATTCAGTTTAGTTTGTTCTGCTAATAACTTCTTCTCTAACTCTTGCAAGCCATGGTCACATTCCGTAACCTTGGTACCAAGTAAGGTAAGTTCTTTCTCTTTGAATTCCATGGCAATGGCTTGCCTACACGTTGGACAATCGTCATTGTGTTGAAAGAAATTGATATCCTTACGAAATTTGGATAAGTTGCTTTCAATTTGTGATTCAAGCTTTGTAATCTTTTTGACCTTAGCTTCTGTTTCAGCTTTCGCATTGACGAGTATTTGTAACTGTCGAACTTCGTTAGAGAACAATTCAATCTGTTCTGCCAGCGTGGATATGGTGTTCGCACTACCATTAATCTCACCTTCATATTCTTTTACCTTATCTTCATTGTTTTGTTTTAGTTCATCAATATGTTTTTTCTGTAAATTATATTTCTGTTCAGCCAAATCAATGTCATATTTTTTAGTTATTGTGGCATCTTTGTTCATTGTAATCTTGTCTTTTAGAATATTATTCATGGCAGAAAACACCTGAATATCTAAAAGTTCTTCAATGATGGCTCTTCGGTCAGATGCCGATAGTTGCATGAATGGTGTAAACGATGCTGAACCAAGAATAACAATCTGTGTAAATGATTTATAGTTTAATTTAAGAATAAACTTTTCAAGGTATTCTTGATAATCTCTTACAGCAGCATCTTGATTAATCATCTCACCATCTTGCCAAATTTCAAATACATTTGGCTTAATGCCACGAATAATTTTATAGTGCTTGTTACCAGAATTAAATTCAACTTCAACAATACAATCTTTACCATTGATTGAATTCAACAACAATGGTTTATTCACCGAGCGAAATGGTTTGCCAAACAAAACAAAACACAATGCATCAAGCATTGTAGATTTACCTGCTCCGTTTGAACCAACTATTAATGTGCTGGGTGATTTATCAAACTGTATCTCTGTAAAGTGGTTGCCGGTACTTAACAGATTTTTCCATTTTATTTTACGAAATAATATCATTCAGTTTCAGTAGTGAGAGCCTCAACATAAAGCTCTTTCATTAAAGTTTTAAGTTTATCATTATCTACATTCAATGTCAAGTTATCAATATACTTGGATAGAATAGTCATTGTATCTTCTGCCTGATTCACAAGGTCTTTATCATCTTCAATAATAATATCGGTAAAGTCCTCAACAATGGCAATATCACCAACTCCTGCCTTATACAAATTGTCCAATACATTATCAAATAGATATGGGTTTTGTTTATTCAATACTACAATCTTAACATAACAATCTTTCAAGGCTGCATAATCAAATTTTTGCCAATAAGCAAAGTCAGTTGTTGCATCATCATAGTTAATTTTATGAAACATTCTATTAGGGTTTGAAACAAATGTCAACTCTCTTGTTTCAGTATCAAACACATGAAAACCACGAGGGTCATTATAATCTGCCCATGTTATTTCATATTGATTACCGAGATAGTGAATAGAACCATTGGTAGATTTGTGATGAAAGTGGCCAGATAACACCATATCAAACCTATCAAAGGTTGATTTGTCCATGCCTGTATGACACACATTGCCTCTATCCATTTCAAACCCAGCAATCTCAAAATGGCCAAACACTACTTGTGATTTGGTTGTTTTTAGAAATTCTAAAGCTTGTTCATAATTACTTGAATTAATCCATGGCACCATTGCAACAGATAGACCATCATACTCCATATCTTTTGGTTCAATCATCACATTGATATTAGTGTAATGGTCAAACAACTCATGCATAGCATTAATCTCATTTGTGTTCTTGTAAGTAACATCATGGTTACCAACAATTACATCCATGTTAATGCCTTCTGTTTGTAATACATCAAAGAAGCGTTTACGCCACGAATTGAGTGTTACAAATGAAATAAACTTTCTGCGGTCAACAACATCACCAAGATGGCAGATGTGTTTAATGTTATTTTCTTTTAGATAAGGAAAGAATGTGCCTTCCCAAAACTTAAAAAAGAATTCATTAAATCGTGGGTCATCACCACGAGCACCGGCATGGGTGTCGTTTATAAGAGCAAGCTTCATAGTTCTTTTGGAATATCCAATTCGTCAGCGTCAAGAAACTTCTCTAATCCTTTTGTCTTAGATTTCTTTTTCTTTTCTTTAGCTTCTTCAAATGTTTCAATAAACTCAGCGATGTTATCATAGAGTTCAAACTGTTTCATATGACCATCAACATCTTCATACATTTCGCCTTCATCAAGCATACCAAATTGTTGTGTTGCCTTATACTTTACATACAGTTGTTTTTTTTCTTTTTGAATTCTACGCAAAAAGGCAAAGTAAATAATCTGTGTAAAGTAGGCAAATGGGTTCTTTGATTTAGTTTCATCAAAATTACGGAAGTATTGAATACAGTTCTCAATACCATCTGCAATCATTTCATCACGAAAAGAATATGATACAAAATTAGGCTTGCGAGAAAGGTGTTCTGCAATTTTTAGGAAACATTCACCAACATAATTTGGAATTGGTGGGTCTTCCTTTTTGTCTTTCTTAGCTTTTCTACATCTTTCTTTATAGTCAATCAGAGATGCCAGAAAGTCAGCATTATTGACATAGTGTTTTTTACTCATAATGATTTAATAATCCTAATTTATTACCGCTCAATTCATTTACTACTCTGTCATGCAATTTAAGAACTCTTTTTTTATATTCAAAGCCAAGTAAACCTGCCTTCTCAGCCTTATCATAAGGTGGTACTTTACCAATACTTGTGTATTGTTCTGAGGTTAAATCAATTATCTTACCTTCTTTATCTTGAACCCACCAATGATATATTTCACCATCAAAACCTCGGTACATATTCAATTGTTTGGGACCAAATATCTTATACAAACATCCTGCTGAGTTGTGGCAATGGCCAAAGGTAGGATTACTTTCGTTTCTAGTTATCCACTTTTTTGGCAACAAATCTGGTGTAAGGTTTCGTTTAATAGCCTCACATACTGTTTGTAGGTTTTGTTCATTATATTCTAACATACAATCATTATAACATACTTTCCAGAAAAAGCACCATCTTTATGTTACATTTGCCTCATTTATCGCTTGACAATGTTATAGTAGCGGTGTTCCGTTTGCAAGTTTAGTGTAAAAGCTTCTTCTTAACATCCTGACGAAGCAGTTTTAATTCTTCCATAGCTTCGTGTTCTTCTTCTAATGACATTTCTAAATCATCATCTTCAATGTCATGTATCTCATTCATTTCTTCATTCTTTCTATCTTCTTCAACTTCCATTACCGTAGTATTGTAGTAGTCAATAATAGATTGTTTTGGTTGAAATACGGAAAGAATGTCTTGAGCATATATGCAAGCAACATTATCTTCAACTAATTCTAAAGGCAACCAAGGACTCATCATCATTACAGCTCTACCTGTAGGCATTCTTTTGAACATCAAAGACATTGGGTTAACTAAAGTAATTGAACCTTCTTCATCATCAGTATAATTTGCTATAACATCTTCACCTGATTGCAGTCTTACTATTTTTATATTATCCATTTTTTAGGTCTATGTTATAAAACTTGTAATTGAATTTTTCATCATCGTATATTTTAACACGTTCTACGAAATGTTTCAAGGTGTAATTGGTAAATTTGCCTATACGGAAATCATCAGAGATATCAAATAATGTGGCTTCAGTTTTATCATCACCTATCCGTAAACCTCTACCGATAGATTGCAAATTACGAATCCTTGATTTAGAAGGACTTGCAAAGATGATATTGTGTAGATTGCGAATGTTGATGCCAGTAGAGAAAGTGCCATAAGATGCCACAATAATAGCGTCTTTTTCTTTTTCAGTAATAGCACGAATTGATTCACGGACTTCAACATCTGTTCCTCCGTAAACAAAGAATACCTGGCGATTCTTTGCTTGTTCTTTGATAATTGAATGTAAATCTCTGCCATGTTTTTCTACAAACTGGAAAAGAATAAGAGAATTACCTTCTAAAGATAGTGCTAGGTTTTTAATGAATTCATTTCTAGCAGCACTCATAACTATATATTCAACTTCTGTATTGTAGTCCCAATCACGAGCCATTTTACAAACAGAATCAGGATACTTTAATATAAGGCATTTTATTTTGAAATCTGCTAATTGTTTATTTTGAATTAACTCTGCGGTAGAAGTGGCTCTATAAACAGGACCAAATAGACCTTCTAATACAAGGCGATGTGTTTGAGTACCATCTAATGTACCTGTGCAACCAATACGATACTTGGCATTAATTGTACCAGACATAATTGTTGTAAGTGATTTGGCTTTGAATTGATGTGCTTCATCACCAAGAACAAAATCATATTGTTCAAAGTATTCTGGTGAGTTTTTGTAGATAGATTGCCATGTAGTAATGGTTAAAAACTTATCTGTGACCTTGTCTTTACCTGCATACTGTCGGTGACAATGTTTATCTGAATCGTA